GCAAAAGAAGTTGAAGATCGCAAGTCTGCACGTGATATGTATAAAGACGATGCTATTATTCAAAAAGTATTAGCAACGTTATTTACTGTAGCATATTTTGGTATTACATTTGTAATGTTTAACTACTTTGTTACAAAATCAATAGAACTAGGAGAGTTTGAAATTAGTTTCATCTCTACAATATTCGGTGCTATGAGCGCTAAAGTAAATACAATTATAGACTTCTTCTTCGGTGGAAGTTCAAAGAAAAACGAACAATCAAAAGAAAAATAAAATGGGACAAAATTCAACAGAAGTAGCTTATCAGTTCGGACAGATGGGTAGTATATTTAACGATACCGTTAACCCTATGAAAGCTCCAACTGGAAAAGTATTTGTAGCAATACACTTTTTAGAAGATACCGCTTTAGAGGCAAGTGGCGGTTTAAAAGCAGAACAAGACGCTGGTAACGGAGTAGAGTTTTTTGAGACTGAATCTGCTGCTCACGACATTGCTCACGGTAGTAGCCCAACAGCTGTATCTGGCGCCGGTGGTGTTCAGCTTGATAATAGCAATACTATTCCAGCTGGAACTATTATATACGGAAGATATACTGAAGTTCACGCTACTCAAGCTAAAATGATAATTGGCTATTTAGGCGTTTAATGTTAGGTTTAGGTAATAGAATAATATCATCTCAAAATCCTTCAACTGGATTTGATATAGCTGGTGTATCTGGTATACAGACTTGGCTAAAGTTTAATGAAGGCCAATCAGACGACGGTGATAGAATTATATGGGCTGATAGTAGTGGCCAAGGTAATCCTATAGATGACGCTTCAGCTGGTACAGGTGATAGAGTAGAATTTACCGGCGGAGCTTTACATTTAAAACAGCAAGTCGGTGGTACATATCCAGAAGCAAACCTTACTTCTGAAATAGTTCTTACAGGAGCGTTTACAATATTCGCGGTAATAGACCAGAATGATGCTGTCCAGCCAGAATCAATATTCCAAGGTAGTGCTGGTTCAGGAAATAACTTTTTTAGGTTTGCTCATGGTTCTACTGAGGCTAAGTTTAGGTTTATTTTTGATGGTACTAGTACTATATTAACAGCAGACACAGCTCCTAGTACTAGCAAAGCTTTATTTAGAATATCTAGAGACGGTAGTAATGACGTTGATGTTTTTGAAGACGATACTTCTCTAGGTGGTGGTTTTCCAGCTTCAAATTCTGGAACATTTAGAATACTTAGACTAGGATCAACAAGTAGTGCGTCAGCTGTTGGCGCTAAGTTTTTTGAAGTAGTTATTTTCAACGAACTTGTAAGTGATGCAAATATAGCTTTAATAGAAACAGACATAAAAACTAGAAATAGTTTATAATATTAATTTAATTAAATAAAATCATGGCAAAAAGAAAAACTCCAAAAGTGGATTTAAAACCACGTGCAGAAAAAATTACAGAACAGCAGTTAGAAAGATTAAGAAAAGCTGCTCAAGGAATTACTAAAATGCAACAAGAAATAGGTACTTTAGAAACTAGAAAACACTCTGTGTTACACATGATTGCTACTATGCAAGATGTTATTGAAGAGCTAAGAGAAGAGTTTAAAAAAGACTATGGTACTGATGAAATCAATATTGTAGACGGAACAATTAAATATAATGAAAATGATAACAACGAAGCTAATAAGAAAGATAACCATAGGTAAAGACTATAAAATAGACGCTATGCACTACGCTGTAGGGCAAGAAGTTTACGGAGGTCACACTATATGCGATATAGTAGAAGAAGAAGAAAAATACTCTATTTATATAAGAAAAAATAAAGTAGTCATACCTTGGAAAGACTTTAATAAAAATATGGCAATATCTGTAGAATATAATCTAGAGTATTGATGAAAGGCGTTTACAACTTTGTTATATCACCTATTGGACATAGATATAACAACAAAAAGAAAGTTGGAGATAAAGAGTTGATACTAAACTCTGAAATATATAATCATGAGTATGTTAACCGTCAAGCTGTTGTCTGTAACAGTCCTATTGTTAGTAATGTTTCTATTAGAAAAGGAGACGAAGTAATAGTTCATCATAATGTTTTTAGAAGATGGCACGACGTTAAAGGTAATGAAAGAAACAGTAAAGCTTGGTTTTCTGAAGATAAATATATAGTATCTCCAGATCAAGTTTTTTTACACAAGCACAAAGGCCAATGGAAACCAATGCCTGGTTTTTGTTTTGTAAAGCCTTTGAAAAATAAAAGCAGCTGGAGCAATGAAGAAGAGCATCCTACTAAAGGTATAATAAAGTATACTGATGGATCTTTTTTAGAAGGTGATGTTGTAGATTTTACTCCTTTTTCTAAATACGAGTTTATTATAGACGGTGAAAAGCTATATAGAGTATATTCTAAATTTATTACAATTAAATATGAGCATAAAGGAGACGAAGAAACGTATAATCCTAGCTGGGCGTAAAGCTGTTGATGAGTTAATTAAAGTAGCTGAAGAGCAAATTATAACTAATACAGAAGATGATGTATCTGCTGATCGACTTAAAAACGCTGCGGCTACTAAGAAGTTAGCTATATTTGATGCATTTGAAATCCTCAACCGCGTACAAGAAGAAGAAAATATTCTGGAAGGAAAGACACAAGAAGAAAAGAAAGAGCGAGTATTTAAAGGCTTCGCGGAAGGCAGATCGAAATGAGTTACGAACAAAGCTTATATAAAATAGTTGAACCAGTTAAGAAGACTACTATAAGTCGACTTAACAAAAAACGCAGATGGGAATATGGTTACAATAAAGAAAATGATATTGTGGTTATCTCTAAAAGTGGAAAAATTGGACAGATATTGGAGATACAAGGTTTGCAAATTGGGTTGCCGCCTGAACCGAAATCAGTGCTCGTGTCAGACAAAAGAAAGTGGGAAAAGCTAGAGTATCCTAAAGAGCTAAATAAATTAAAAAACATATTTGACTGGAGAGAGTATCCTGAAGAGCAAAAAGACAAGTGGTACGACTTTATAGACGAAGAGTTTAAACGCAGAGAAGAAGGTTTTTGGTTTATGAACGGCGATGAGCCTACGTATATTACAGGTAGTCATTACATGTATTTACAATGGAGCAAGATAGACGTTGGTGCTCCAGACTTTAGAGAGGCAAACAGGTTGTTCTTTATATTTTGGGAAGCATGTAAAGCAGACAAGAGATGCTATGGTATGTGTTATTTAAAAAACAGACGTAGTGGTTTTTCTTTTATGAGTTCAGCTGAAGCTGTTAATTTAGCTACTATATCAAGTGACTCTAGATATGGAATACTATCTAAAAGTGGATCTGATGCAAAGAAAATGTTTACCGACAAAGTGGTACCAATATCTATTAACTATCCTTTCTTCTTCAAACCCATTCAAGATGGTATGGACAGACCTAAGTCTGAGCTTGCTTATAGGGTTCCTGCAAGTAAGTTTACGCGTAGAAAAATTACTGCGAACGAAAAGCAAGAGGAGTTGGTTGGACTTGACACTACTATTGATTGGAAAAATACAGGTGACAACAGTTATGATGGAGAAAAACTTAATCTGCTAGTGCACGATGAAAGTGGTAAGTGGGAAAGACCTGATAATATTTTAAACAACTGGCGTGTTACAAAAACCTGCTTGCGTCTTGGTAGTAGAATTATAGGTAAGTGTATGATGGGATCAACATCAAACGCTTTAGATAAAGGTGGTGATAACTTTAAAAAGTTATATAACGACAGTGATGTCAAAAAAAGAAATAGAAATGGTCAAACACGTTCTGGTTTATATTCTTTGTTTATCCCAATGGAATGGAACTATGAAGGATTTATTGATGAGTATGGACGACCAGTTTTCAATACCCCAACACGAAAGTGTTATGGACCCGACGGTGAACTAATAGACGTTGGTGTTATAGAGAACTGGAACAATGAAGCCGACGGATTACGCGATGACCAAGATGCTTTAAATGAGTTTTACAGACAGTTTCCACGAACTGAAGAACATGCATTTAGAGATGAAACAAAAAATAGTATATTTAATTTAGTTAAAATATACGAGCAAATAGATTATAACGAAGAAGCAACTAGCTCCGCAGCTGTAAATGTTGGAAATTTTCAATGGGCAAACGGGGTTAAAGATACTCAAGTAATTTTTAATCCAGATCCAAAGGGTAGATTTAAAATTAGCTGGGTGCCTAGTTTAAGTTTGCAAAACAAAGTTGTAATTAAAAATGGAGTTAAGTATCCAGGAAACGAACATATTGGTGCGTTTGGCTGCGACAGCTACGATATTAGCGGTACAGTTGATGGTAAAGGATCTAAAGGAGCTTTACACGGGTTAACTAAGTTTTCTATGGAAGATGCTCCAGCTAATCACTTTTTTTTAGAGTATATAGCTAGACCACAAACCGCTGAGATGTTTTTTGAAGATGTACTTATGTCATGTGTGTTTTACGGGATGCCATTACTAGCTGAGAATAATAAACCAAGATTACTATACTACTTTAAGCGTAGAGGTTACAGAGCGTTTAGTATGAACAGACCTGATAAAGTTTGGAACAAATTATCGGTAGCAGAGCGCGAAGTGGGAGGTATCCCTAACTCGAGTGAAGATATAAAACAAGCCCACGCTGCTGCTATTGAAATGTATATAAATGATCACGTTGGTCATTTACAAGATGGTAATTATGGTAATATATATTTTAACGAAACGTTGCTAGACTGGTCTAAATTTGATATTAACAAACGTACGAAGTTTGATGCTTCTATAAGTAGTGGTTTAGCTATAATGGCTTGCAATAGACATTTGTATAGACCTGTTAGCGCTAAAACAAAAAGTAAATTAAATATAAATATTGCTAAGTACGCAAACACTGGTAGTATTTCAAAAATAATAAATCAATAAAATGAGTTATCCGCATAAGTACTTTCCAAAACAAACAGTTAGCGATGCTGAAAAGCTAAGTTACGATTATGGTTTAAGAGTAGCGAAAGCTATAGAGTCAGAATGGTTTAGTAGTAGTACTAGTAGATCAAGTAGATATAGAAGTAGGTATTCTAGTTTTCACAACCTAAGATTATACGCTAGAGGAGAGCAGTCTATACAAAAGTACAAAGATGAATTATCTATCAATGGTGATTTATCTTACTTAAATCTAGACTGGAAGCCTGTTCCAATAATATCTAAGTTTGTTGATATTGTAGTAAACGGGATGTCTGATAAAGATTACGAGCTCAAAGCTGTTTCTCAAGATCCTTATGGAGTTTCTAAGAGAACTCAATACATGGAGTCTTTGCTTAGAGATATGTTGTCTAAAGATTTTAACGAAAAAGCTAGTAAGCTATTTGGTATAGACATGTTTGAAAATGACTTATCTAAGATACCAGCCGATCAAGACGAGTTAAAGATACACATGCAGTTAAACTATAAGCAAAATATAGAAGTAGCTCAAGAGCAAGCTATAAATGTTTTGTTTGACGCAAGTAACTACGATTTAATTAAGAAAAGATTTTACTACGATTTAGCTGTTCTAGGTATCGGTGCTACTAAAACTTCTTTTAACACTTCTGAAGGAGCTATTGTAGAATACGTAGATCCAGCAGATTTAGTATACTCTTACTCAGAGTCTCCTAACTTTGATGATTTATACTACGTAGGCGAAGTGAAGTCTATACCAATAAATGAGTTAGCTAAACAGTTTCCTTTTTTAACAGAGCAAGATCTAGAAGAAATAAGTAACACTACTTACAACTACGACTACGAACCATATTCTAGTAAAGACAACGATATTAATAAAGTGAAGATTTTGTATTTTAATTATAAGACCTACATGAACGAGGTTTATAAAATAAAAGAAACAAAATCAGGTGGAGCTAGAGCTATTGAAAAAGATGATACTTTCAATCCTCCTGACAGTGCAGAGGGAGATTATTCTAAACTACAAAGATCTATTGAAGTTTTATATGATGGAGCTTTAATATTAGGTACTAATAAATTGTTGAGGTGGGAAATGTGTGAAAATATGATGAGACCTAAGAGCGACTTCAACAAGGTCAAAATGAACTATCAAATCGTTGCGCCTAGAATTTACAACGGTAGAATAGAGTCGCTAGTTGGTCGTATCACTGGTTTTGCAGATATGATACAGTTGACGCACTTAAAACTGCAACAAGTTATGTCGCGAATGGTGCCAGACGGCGTTTACTTAGACGCTGATGGTTTAGCTGAAGTTGATCTTGGTAACGGAACAAATTATAATCCACAAGAAGCTTTAAACATGTTTTTTCAAACTGGTTCTGTTATTGGTAGATCTTTTACTCAAGATGGAGATATTAATCCTGGAAAAGTACCTATTCAAGAAATAACATCTGGTAGTGGTGGTAATAAAATGCAAGCTTTGATAGCTAACTATAATTACTACTTACAAATGATACGCGATGTAACTGGATTAAATGAGGCTAGAGACGGTAGCTCTCCTGATAAAAACGCTTTAGTTGGTTTACAAAAATTAGCAGCAGCTAACAGCAACACTGCTACTAGACACGTTCTTCAAGCTGGTATGTTTTTAACATTAGAAGCCGCCGAGTGTTTATCGATGAGAGTTTCAGATATAATAGAGTACTCACCAACAGCTGATGCTTTTATGAAATCTATAGGCGCTCACAACTTTGCGTCGCTGGAAGAAGTAAAAGATTTACATATTCATGACTTTGGTATATTCTTAGAACTAGCTCCAGACGAAGAAGAAAAAGCTATGTTAGAAAATAATATTCAAATGGCTTTAGCTCAAAAAAATATTGATCTTGAAGATGCGATAGACATAAGACAAGTCAAGAGTGTGTCTTTAGCTAACCAACTTTTGAAAATAAGAAGAAAAAAGAAGCTAGCTCAAGACGCTTTGCAAGTTCAACAAAATATAGCTAATCAAACACAAGCTAACAATAATTCTGCTCAAGTTGCGGCTAATTTAGATGTTAGAAAAAATCAAGCTGCAGTTCAATCAGAAATAGCTTTAGAACAAGCGAAAGCTCAAATAAGAGCAGCCGCGCAAGAAAGAGAAGCTGAGCTTAAAAAAGAACTCATGGAGTTAGAGTTTAATTACAATATACAACTAAAAGGTGTAGAAGTTGAAGGCTTGAAGTCTAGAGAAAAAGAAAAAGAAGATCGAAAAGACGAAAGAACCAAGATACAAGCTTCACAGCAAAGCGAACTTATAGATCAAAGAAAAACAGGTGGAACACCTAAAAAGTTTGAGTCTGCCGGTAATGATATACTTGGAGGCGGATTTAATTTAGGTAGTTTTGATCCTAAATAACAATTAATTTTTTATATTTTATATTATGGAACAAGAATTAGAAAACGTTGATAACGTTGAAGAAACAACTCAACAAGTTGATGAAAGTAAATTTATGTCTGCAGGTGACAAAGATGTTATTAAGGTAGATTTAAACAAACCAACAGAAGATGAAAAACCAGAAGAGCAAACAGAGGAAACTACAACAAGTGAAACTGACGACTCAAGAGTGGTTGGAAGCGATGAAAGTACCGCAACCGAAGATAAACAAGAAGAAGTACAACCGCAAGGAGAAGTACAAGAAGAGTTACCAGTACTAGAAGAAGTATTAGATGAAGAGGTAGATGGAACAGTAGAAGAAGTTGTAGAGCAAGTAGAAGAAGCTATAGCTGAAGCAGAGTCTACTGGCAAGCCTTTACCGGAAAACATACAAAAGCTAGTTGACTTCGTAGAAGAAACTGGCGGAAGCTTAGAAGATTATGTAATGCTTAATCAAGATTATTCAAGTATGGATAACTTAACAGTGTTGCAAGAATATTATAAAATAACAAAACCTCATCTCGACGCTGAAGAAAGAGCGTTCTTAATGGAAGAAACTTTTTCATACGACGAAGAAGTTGATGATGACAAAGATGTTAGAAAAAAGAAAATAGCCTTAAAAGAGCAAGTTGCCGAGGCTAAAGCCTACTTAGACGGGCAAAAGTCTAAATATTACGAAGAGATTAAAGCAGGATCAAAGCTTACGCAAGAACAGCAAAAAGCAATGGACTTCTTTAATCGATATAACAAAGAGTCTGAGGAAAAGCAACAGGCGCAAAAAAAGATGAGGTCTACTTTTAACAAACAAACTGAATCATTATTTAACAACAAGTTCAAGGGTTTTGAATACAACGTTGGTGATAAAAGATTTAGAGTTAATGTTAAAGATGTAGAAGGATTAAAAGGTGAACAACGTGATATGAACAACTTTATCGAAAAGTTTTTGAATAAAGATGGTAGTATAGTAAACGCGTCTGAATATCATAAATCTATTTATACAGCCTCAAATGCCGATGCTATTGCTAAGCACTTTTACGAACAAGGTAGAGCTGATGCTATCAAGGATAGTGTTGCTAAATCTAAAAATATAAACATGCAACCTCGTCAAGGTCATAAAGGTTTTGAAGCAGGTGGTGTTAAGGTAAAAGTATTAGGTAACAACTCTTCAGATTTTAAGTTTAAAATTAAAAACAAAAAATAATTTATTTAACGCTTAAAATTTAAAATTATGGCAATTTCAAATCCTGGTGGTTTGTTAAATAGTGTACCTGCTTCGGTTCAGCAAGCACTTTCTTCAAACTACTTAGACTTAGCCGCTACAGCCAATGAAGGTTGGGCGCAACAATATGTTCCAGACTTGATGGAAAAAGAAGCTGAGGTTTTTGGACCTCGTACAATTTCTGGTTTCCTTTCTCAGGTTGGTGCAGAAGAGGCTATGACAGCTGATCAAGTTGTATGGTCTGAACAAGGTAGATTACACTTATCTTATAAAGGTAAAGTATCTGCTGCTACAAGTGGTCTTAACTCAAGTTCACAAATCTTAATTCAAGCTGATATTGACGGAGCTGATTCTGATAACTCAGGTATCTCTAACGGTCATACTGGCGAAGTAAGACATGGTATTAGACCAAACGACACTATTATTATAGCTGACTCTACTAACGGTATTGTTAAAGCTGTTGTTACTAAAGTAGCTACTGATACTATTGACTTCTCTCCTTACGGAACAGATACTTTAAGTACTACTTCAAACCAAACTACTACTATATTAGTTTATGGTTCTGAGTTTTCAAAAGGTACTACTTACACTAATGCTGCTGGTACTGGTGCTACTGATCAAAGAGGTGCTAATGAGCCAAGATTTAAATCTTTTACTAACAAGCCAATTATCATGAAAGACTACTACGAAGTATCAGGATCTGATGCATCTCGTATTGGTTGGGTTGAGGTTTCTAGTGAAGAAGGACAATCAGGTTACTTATGGTACTTAAAAGCTGAAGCTGATACTCGCGCTCGTTTTGCTGATTATATTGAAATGGCAATGCTTGAATCTGAGTTGTCTGCTGCTGATGGATCAAACACTTTACTTGATGCTAACACTACTGTTTTGAGCCACACTGGTTCTTATGGTACTGAAGGTTTATTCGCTGCTATTGAATCAAGAGGTAATGTTACTACTGGTGTTACTGGTGTTAACGCTGCTACTGACTTAGCTGAGTTTGACGCTATTTTAGCAGAGTTTGATAAGCAAGGTGCTATTGAAGAAAACATGATGTTTGTTAATCGTTCTACTAGCTTAGCTATCGACGATATGCTAGCTTCTATGAATTCTTACGGAGCTGGCGGTACATCTTACGGTGTATTTGACAACTCTGAAGATATGGCATTAAACTTAGGCTTCTCTGGTTTCCGTAGAGGATCTTACGACTTTTACAAGTCTGACTTCCGTTACTTAAACGATAAAGCTACTCGTGGATCAATTAATGACGCTAACGCTGCAAACGCGATTAGAGGTGTTATTATCCCAGCTGGTACTTCTTCAGTTTACGATCAAACTGTTGGACAAAGCATGAAGCGTCCGTTTTTGCACGTTCGTTACCGTGCTTCACAAACTGATGACCGAAGAATGAAGACTTGGGTTACTGGTTCTGTTGGAGCTACTACAGCTGCTTTAGATGCAATGCAACTTCACATGCTAACTGAGAGATGTTTAATCACTCAAGGTGCTAACAACTTTATGTTGATGAAGTAATTCATATTAAGTCGAAGGCTTCGGCCTTCGGCTTTTTTTTTAATTTTTTATTATATTATATTATGGCAAAGAAACAAAAAATAGAAAAGGTAGAAGTACCTGTTGTCGAAGCACCAATTGTTGAGACACCAAAACCTAAAAAAGTTGAACCTAAAAAACCTACTTGGGAGATAAAAGATAGAATTTACTATTTAAAATCAAGTAGAAAACCTATATCTTACAGTATGAAAAGTTCTGGAATATATTGGTTTGATGAAGAAAAAGGTTACGAAAGAGAGTTAAAGTATTGTGAAAATCAAAAAACTTCTTTTGTAGACGAAATGCAAGGTGATCAAAGATTAGCACATATAGTTTTTAGAGATGGAAATTTATTTGTGCCAAAAGAAAAAACTGTTTTACAAAAACTTTTATCTTTATATCATCCTCATAGAGACGTATTGTTTTTTGAATACAAACCTGCTCAAGAAGCTTCTAATGAAATAGAAATGTTAGAACTAGAAGCAGACGCAATACTAATGGCTAGACAGCTTGATATTGATATGGCTGAAGCTATTATGCGTGTAGAAAAAGGTTCTGAAGTGTCTAGCTTGAGTTCTAAGGAACTTAAAAGAGATTTACTAGTGTTTGCAAGAAATAATCCTGCTTTGTTCTTAGAACTTGCTACTGATGATAATGTTCAACTTAGAAACTTTGGTATTAAAGCAGTAGAGCTCGGTATTATAAAATTAAGCTCAGATCAAAGAAACTTTTTGTGGGGATCTAATAATAGACCTGTAATGACAGTTCCTTTTGACGAGCATCCATATACCGCTTTAGCGCATTGGTTTAAAACCGATGAAGGTATGGAGATTTACTCCAACATAGAAAAGCGCTTAAACGCGTAATTATCTTATAGTAGAGCAGCCACTCTATTTTAGGGTGGTTGCTTAACTATAAAAAAAATAAATAAATGGCAGTAAATATAAATACAGTTTATCAAAGAGTATTAACCATAGCCAACAAAGAACAAAGAGGTTATATAACTCCACAAGAATTTAACATACTTGCCAATCAAGCTCAGATGGATATATTTGAGCAATACTTCTATGATATAAATCAGTTTGAAAGATTACCAGGTAATTCTACCGAGCACTCTGACATGCTTCATATATTAGAAGAAAAAATAGCTCCATTTAGAATAAATAATCAAAGCTTAACTTCACCAACAGAGTTAATAACAAATTCTACTTTTGATACAGGAATAACTAACTGGACAGATAATACTGGAGCTAATGGAACTTTTACTCATATTCCTCCTGCTTCTACTAACAATTACAATGGGGCAATGAAGCTAGAACAAACAGCTAACAGTACGGCTGTTAATGTAGTTTCTAATAATTTTAGTATAGTAAACAATAAAAAATATATAGTTCAATGGAATGTTTCAAGTACTAATTTAACTGGAAGTAGTTACACAATAGAAGTCATAGAACAAAGTACTGTAACAAAACAATATATTGACAATTCTCCAGATGTTAGAGAATATAGTTTTGAGTTTACTGCAGAATCTACAATTACAAGCGCTACTATAAAAATTATTAATAACGATACTAGTAACGCAGGAGAACATGTAACTATAAATAATTTTTCAGTTAAACAAATAGATGATACAACTCTAGGCGATGGTGGAACAAACACTGTTTATAGATTAGGTAATATTCATTGGAAAGAATCTTCTGCTATTTATCCAACTAGAGTTGACGAAATAACATCGCATGAAGCTACTTTGTATAATAGTTCTTCTTTAGCTAGACCAACAGCTAAAAACCCAGCTTATGTAAGATCTGGCGCTACTACTATTACATTATATCCAACACCTACTGTCAACGATACTATAACACACGATTACATAAAAACTCCTACAGATGTTTCTTGGGGTTATGTTGTTACTGGTGGATCTTCTGTTTATAACTCTAGCACGTCTACAGACTTTGATCTACATGAGTCGGAAGAAGTCAACTTAGTTAATAAAATACTTTTATTAGCTGGAATCGTTATGAAAGATGCTAGCTTATACCAAATAGCTTCTCAAGAAGAAATAAAAGATATTCAACAAGAAAAAGCGTAAGTAAATGGGATTATTAGACGGAGTAACAGGTACATCTTATTATAGTGGTAGTGATCATGGTAATTACCAATTCACTTCTCTTCAAGATATAATTAATCAGTTTATGATTATGTACGTTGGAGATAATAAAATAATAAACAAAGTTAAAAGACCCGAAGTTGCACTTCACGCTCAACGTGGATTACAAGAGTTAAGTTTTGACACGTTTAAATCTACAAAAGCTTTAGAAATAGATGTTCCAGCTACTCTTCAAATGATACTTCCTCAAGATTACGTTAACTACGTTAAAGTAACTAAATCAGATTCTAAAGGAATAGAACATATATTATATCCAGCAATAAAAACAAGTAATCCTCAGAAAATAGCACAAACTTCAGATACTTCTATAACTAACAACTACGACTTTGGAGGCGGTACAGAAATACAAACTTCAGACTCAGATACTTGGACTAACTATCAGAGTTCTAGTAATAACCAAAACACAGATTATTTTAGCGCACTAGATTTTGATGATGATCACGTTCTTTACCAAGTTGAAGGTAGAAGATACGGTCTTGACCCTCAACACGCACAAATAAATGGAAGCTTTTATATAGATGAAATAAGAGGTAAAATACACTTTAGCTCAAACATTAGTGGTCAAAATATAATACTTCACTACATAAGTGATGGCTTAGGTACAGATGCCGAAATGCAAGTTCATAAGTTTGCAGAAGAAGCTATGTACAAGTATATTGCTTATGCTATATTAAGTTCTCACTCAAACATGTCTCAAGCAGTAGTCGCTAGGTTTAAAAAAGAAGCGAGAGCTGCTAAGCGTCAAGCTAAGCTTAGACTTTCTAATATTAAATTAGAAGAAATAACACAAGTATTTAGAGGTAGGTCTAAACAAATTAAACACTAAAGCATGGCTGAGTTAAAGCACAATTTTGTAAAAGGTCGAATGAATAAAGACTTTGATGAACGCTTAGTACCTAATGGCGAATATCGAGATGCTTTAAATATAGAGGTTTCCACATCAGAAGACAGCGATGTAGGTTCTGTTCAAAACATCAAAGGAAATCTTTTAGTTAGCAACGTTGATCATAATTTTGGAACTAGCTTTATGACAGATACTGCTGGGCAAAACCGAAATGCGGTTAGTGTTGGTTGTTATTCAGATGAGTCAAGTAAAAAAATATTTAACTTTATACATAAGGCTAGCGACTTAATTGAAGATGGCACTTTTAATGGGCTTATTCGTTTTACCGGTGTAAGATCTGATGTTATAACAGAGTACACAGCTACTAGCGCAGCTGAACAAGGTGTTACATATCCTTTAGTTGTAGACACTTACGAAGCTAGACACACACCTGAAGCTCAAACTTCTTTAAATACTTTTACAATAACAGATACTGCGGTAGTAGATTTTTCTAATAACGCTCAAGTTCAAAACTCTAATCAAAGGTTTGCACCAAGAGGAGTTAGAGAAGGTATGAAGGTTAGGATGCTAACTACTTCTGGAGTAGACTTGTATGGCGCTACTGACGATGTTAGAGTTACAGCTGTTAACTATAATCCTTTTAGCCAATCAGTTACAATTAATATTACAACCCCAGCGTCTGGCATGATGTATGACGCTTCTCAAATTGCCGCTGGAACTGTTATTCAGTTTCTCGGTGATAGAATTTTAAATTTTAAAAATGGAGTACAAGAAATTGAACAAAATGTAACAAACACTCCTACTTCATATACTCCTCAGAACAATATAGTTACAGCTATAAACTACGCAGATGGTATTTTATTTTACACTGATGGTAGAAACGAACCTAAGAGAATAGTAACAGATAGGTTTAAGTTTCCTGGAGGTAGTTACGACATTCAAGCTCGTGTAGACATGCACTCTTTTTTTAGATATAAAGTTCCTACTTCAGGTAATACTAGAATTTTTTTATTTGAAGAAGATCAAATAACGGTAATTAGAAAAAGCCCTAGAATACAACCTAATATTGAAGCTAAAAGAACTAAACGACCTTCTGCTGATATTGATGGACTTTTCGATGGTAATGGAAGTCAACAAGTTTATGACTCTGTTGTGAACTCATTAGTTTCAGAAGTAAATACTTCAACTGGTTCTTTAGGTGGCTTTGCTTTAGTTGAATATATTAGTGGTAATGTACAAGTGATGACACCTGGCTCTATAATAAACGTGAAAGCAGCTAACGCTTTTGTTAACTGGAAGAGTGGCGATCAGCTTGAAATAACAGGTCAAACTACTAGCGCTACTGCTAGAGTAGATGTTATATCTGCAGACACTAGTGCCATGCCTCAAGCAAACTCAGCAACTGGTTTAGGAAACTTTCAGTTAGCAATAGTAGACGTAGACGAAGGTTATGGAGTGCAAATTGACGATACTGCAAGTGCTATTGATAATCAAGACGATGGCAATATACCTCCTGAAGAAGTTTGGCAAGCTGTTTTAATAGAAAAAAAGTCCTTATATCCTGACTCTTTTTTATTCTTTTCAACTAGATATAAATATATAGATAACGAATATTCTTCTATAGGCCCTTATACTAAAGGTATATTTTTACCAAGCTGGTATAGCTACAACGCAACTACTGGTTTTAATAATGGCATGGAGAATCAATTAAGATACTTAAAAGTATCAGACTACATATCTGTAGATATTCCAAAAGATGTTATTGAAGTAGAAATATTATTTAAAATTAGTGGTGATGCAAATGCTTATATTGCTGAAACTGTAAAACTAGGTTCTACTCAATGGTCTTCTACTTCTTATAGTAATGCTTATTTACCTTTTGCCAACACTATTCAAGAAGTGTTAATAGAAGACTCTGTTT